CAGTCCAATCAGCTTCTTCGCCGACCGCAGTCTGCATAGTTGTACCAGAAGAAGGATTGTTGTACTGAACAGCAAATAGTGTCTCAGGATCATCATACACCCAAGCAACAATTTCAGTACCTGTGGCACCGGATGGCCAAAATGGCGAAATCGTTGGTTTACCAGTAGCATCGTTGTACTGACAACCAGCGAAAATGCCTAGCAAAGTAACACCATCAACAGTACCTGAACGAGTACCATCTGAAGTGCCAAGTTGAATAACACCGTTATCGGTTAATTTTACAGGGTCGCCCGAGAAAATATTTGCCGCATAGGTCGAAGCGATTACATAGGCTTTCGGACGCATTTGACCACTGTTGTGGTACGATGCGCGAAAACCAAAAGGTGCGCTAGTCGAAGACATGCTTGCTCCTAAATGGTTAAAAGGTTACGTCAGGAAAGATCAAAAAGAGCTTCCCGCTTTTGTCCCATTTCCGCATTACCTTCACCTACTGTCAACCTCGACTTAGACATCTTGGCTTGTTCTTCTAAGAACTCAGCTGTGTCTGTCAGTTTCTCTTCTTCGCGCATAGGAGCATCATGGTGAGCCTCCTTCATAAAACGCTCATAAAGACTGATAGGCAACTTAAAAGCCAACATCTCGTTAACACCGATAAAACCTGACCAATCACCCGTCTTGAGTGTGGCATACTCCCAGCCAGGAACATCCTCTGGCTTTACAGGTTCATAGCCCAAACGAATTCTCGTCTGGATGGAGTCACGGGGATTAGTCGTGGTAAGCCAGCACATGTGCCAGCCAGGAATCTTGGGTAAGTCCGGAAGTGAGGACTGAAAAAATTGCTGACGGAACATTTCAACCCGCTCGTCTTCGGTTACTTCGCGATTTTGAGTAATTGGGCGATCTTTCATCACCCTGCTATCACGGTTCTCTCCAGCGGATTTCTTTAATCGTTCGTCGGTCATAATACTCGCTCCTTTCAGCGATTAGTGCAAATTATAGTGTGTTATTTCAAAAAAGGCAACTGATGACTTAAGCCTTGTTAGCTTTGTCGTATTCAGCATACCTCTTAGCGTATCTCATACGTAAAACAGGGTCGTCCCATACTCCAGCATCAATAAGAGCTTGCTTACGGTCTGGGGACAGATAGATCTCTTTTCGAGTAGATGTGGGTGCATACTCTCTACCTGAACCGACTGCCGGACCACCGCGAGGTTTACGCTCTTGTTTATCTTCGTAATCGTCGTCGCGTTCACGAGACTGCTTACCGAATCGCTCAGGTAAACGACGTGCTGCACGACGCTCAAGCTCAACCCAGTAATCTTCTGTACGAGGGTCATAACCGTCTTTTGCTAAAGCTTGGTCAATTGCCATAACAATAGCTGAATCCTCATTACGACCTTGAGGGTCATACCATTTGTTACTTTCTATAAACTGCTTAGCGTAATAGGCAGTAGCCTCATCAATTTTATCTTGAGGAGGAGACACAGCTTTTTGCTGAAAATTCTGCTTAGCGTAAGCTAATTGTTGAATTTTAGATAAAGCTTCGTCACGGTAACGCATAGCTTGAGTTACGTCTTCACCGTTACCGGCTTCAACTGCTTTAGCTATGATCCTGTCAGCCATTTGAGCATCGTTCTGAGCTTTCTGAATCTGAGCTTCTAAACCGTTTACGTCTAACTGATGCGTACGCTGCTCTTGAGCTGTTACTCGACGCTCTAAATCTTCGTTACGTTTACGTAAAAAGTCTAGCTCTAGTTTATCTCTAGAAATAGCTTTATCACGACGTTCTTTACGATCTAGTTTTTCTTGCCGGCGACGTTCACGAATAGCTTCCCGTTCGTCTTCATTTCCGTCATCAGCTTTAGCCGATCGTTCATCATCTTGATCGTCGTCATCATCTTCTGCTTTATTAGCAGGGTCTTCTTCAATGATTACAACATCATCTTTATCTTTGATGTCTTCGTCATCTTCTTTCATTACGTCAGCCATATCTCATCTCCTTATCAGATGAATGCTCGGATAGCTAGTGGGTCGCCAATGACCTCACCCAACAAATCCAAATCGTTAAACATAACAAACAACGCAGCTTCGTTTTCTTCTAGAGGTACTTCCCAGCGATCGCCACCGTACTTAGCTACTCGGATATAATCTCCAACTTTTGCCCATGCGCCTTCTGGCCATGGTTGCATAGTGTCTCGATTATGGAAAGCTAGAGGACCAACTGAAACCACTTTGGCAATCTGAGTGTTCCACTTTTCAGTATCACGAGAACTAGTATCGATTATGATACCCCCCGCTGATTTTTTCTTCGGACTACGGATTTGAACCAGAACACGGCTTCCATAAGGACGTACTCCAGCATTTACTGCTGGAAATGCCTCATCTAGCGCGTTCTCATAAGTCGTTGTCACTATTTTTCTCCTCATCTAACATTGAAAGAAGTACATTAATTGCAGCCTCGTAACCTGCCACGACGCCTACTCGATACCCGTACTCAAAAGCATCTCGATTTTGTGGTCTCTTCATAGACTCCATGGCGAACTCACCTTGCGCCGTTTTCAGCCTATTGAGAAGTTTTGTTTCTACATTCATGCAGGAGTTTTAGGCATAACCGGAGTTGAGGGCAGAGTTTGACCTGTGACGGGTACACCCGCTGCCATACGGTGATGCTGCTTAACTGCTGCGTTGTTCATTGGGACTGTGCCCGTGGTTGGTTTGTCTGACATTTTTTATCTCCTAAAGTTAAACTCCTGGGTTAATACCAGTTCCTGTGCTAACGGCAACTTTATCTCCGCTAGCAATTTCCGCTGCCGCAAGACGCATTGCTGTCTCGTTGTCATCGGTATTCATTTCCATACGAGCTTCTAATTCAGCCATAGTACGCTGATCTTCTGACTGTTGGCGTAACTGTTCACGCTGGAGTTCAGCTTGACTTGACATTTGGTCGGAAGTCATCTTCTGTTGATCAGCTTTCTGCTTCTCAACCAGCTTCTGTTGCTCTATCTGCAGTCTAGCCTGATCTGCTTGAGCTTTCTGCTGCAATGCTTGACCTTGCAATTCAGCACTCATCTTAGCTACTTGTAAGCTGCTGTCTGGCGGCATCGGAGGCTCAGGTTTAAACTGCTGAGCTTGTTTATCTATCTGAGCTAACTCATTTGCAAACGAAGCTAGCTGTTGCTCGATGTACCTTTGAACTTCAAGTATTACAGACACCTGCTGTTCTGAGTCTTCTTCAATTAGTTTTTCTTTTTGAGCTTTATCTACTGCCTCATGAGCTTGCGTTAAATAGTAATTGAGCAAATGGTCACGTAAATGCATAGACATTGGGTATAAATACGTCTTTATAATGGCTGGATTCTGCCCAAACAGCGGAGATTTTAAGAAAGCAAGGTGCGTCATCAAGTGCGCCATGTGATCTTGTCCTGGGAGTACATAAACTGGACTTCCCATGGTAGCCGCTACGTTCTCAGACACCGGATCCATGTCTTCTGACGCTGGTTTGGGTTGAAGCACGTCCGTATCACTGATTTTCAGCGTGCGGAGGAACATATCCTCCACTTTTCTAGCGTCATACAGCTGTGGAACCATAGCTGCACGCTGCATTACCGCTTGAATCTGTGCAAATCGCTGTGTTTCACTGAAAATAGCTGGGTCAGACACAGGAATTATGTCCATCGGACCATCAAAGTCACTAGGATCTATCTCAATACCAGCCGACTGCGCTTTAATGTCTTCTTCAGTGAGGTAAGCACTGTTAATTCGGTGCAAAATCTCAAACACTCTCTCCATAGATGAATGGAGACGTGCGTGAATACTACTAAACACCACCATACCCTGCTCAATTAGAGCTAAAGTTGTGCCGACAGGCTGGTTAGGACTTTGGTCTGACAGCTTTTCAAAGCTCGTCTGCACAACACCTTTACCTGCGTCAACTAAAAAGCCTAAAAGCTGGAACAAAACAGGGCTAGGTTGGTTAAACGGCATAGGCATGGCTAGCTTACGCACGTCGTCAATCATCGCACCGCCATCCATCTCAACAACCTCTGTAGGTTGTACGTTGATAGTCTGTCCGGACGGTCCCCCTTTTAGCTTGAGCAGGGTCGGTATGTTTTGAATATGCGCTGAATCTAACAATGCACGTAGTGCGCCGGTAGCCGCTCCAGACAAACCGCCAATCATGTGCGTTAAACCGATTGGGTAAGCACCACGCCAAGGTACAAACGGGAACTCAACAATCCAATCTAACTCTTGACGCTGCTCGTCTTCTGGCTCCCAGTTACGGTACAACGCTAAAGCTTCGCTGGTCGTTTTGTCAATAGATATGATATAAGGTTCATCACCGTCACCGAAGTCCAAGTACGTATACACTTCGTAAATCGTACGTAACCCATCTTCATTATACGACGATGCCTGACGACCTTCAATTTTATCGTTAGCTACTGTTGACTTACTGAACTCAGGATCCCCTGGCATTCCCAAATCAACGTCAATATACATTTCCTGCTTGACACGTTTCTGGTACTCCATTTTCGTAATGTACTGTACGTGTGTCTTGCGCTCAGCAGAGTAGAAATTGGTAGCAG